TCAACAAACTAAACAAGCTGAACCCCCTACTGAGGTAACTACAGATGGCACAACTGACAAGGAAGAGAGTAATTCTAATTGAGGCTGAGAGCAGCTACGGAACAGATCCAACTCCAGCAGCAACAGATGTTGTTCTTGTAAGAGATCTATCAATCACACCACAATCGAGTGATGTAGTAAACAGAGATGTTGTAAGACCTTATTTAGGGGCATCTGAGCAACTACTTGCAAACACCAGAGTTGAGTGTACTTTCTCAGTAGAACTTGCTGGATCTGGGACAGCAGGGACTGCGCCTAGATACGGAAGTGCCTTAAAAGCGTGTGGTTTTTCGGAAACGATTAGTGCTGGAACCAGCGTTACTTATGAACCTATATCAGCAAGTTTTTCATCTGTTACTATTCACTACAACGTAGATGGTGTAAGGCATATTGTTACTGGCTGTCGTGGAACTTTTGCTATTAATGCCTCGGTTGGCGAGATTCCTTCAATAGACTTTACTTTTACTGGCATCTACAATGCTCCAACTGATACTGCATTACCAGCAGTTACTTATGGAAATCAAGCAACTCCATTAATATTTAAAAACGGAAATACAAGTAGCTTCCAATTATTGTCTTATGCTGGTGCATTAATGTCCTTTTCAATGGATGTTGGAAACTCTTTAGTTTATAGAGAGCTTGTTGGAGGCACTAAAGAAGTGTTGTTAACTGACAGAGCAGCTAATGGTTCTGTAAGTATAGAAGCACCAACTCTTGCACAAAAAGATTATTTTGCTGCTGCTTTGACTGATACTACTCTTGGCAACTTAACAATTGCTCATGGTACTGCTGCTGGCAATATCTGTACATTTACAAGTACAAAAGTTGATATTGGCGATGTGGCTTATGGAGAAGCAGATGGAGTAACTATGTTAGAAATACCATATACTCTTGTACCAAGTTCAGCTAATGATGAGATGAGCATCGTCTTTACTTAGTAAGTATTGACTACTAAGGTAGAGTAAAGAAGTATATATCTTAATTTATGGCATTTGTTAGAAAAAAAACCAAGGTCTATCCTTGGCCTGTGGAAATTAAAACCCCTAGTGAAACTAAAATAGGTGAGTTTGAAGTAAGTGAGTTTATTGGTAAATTTAAGCGTTTATCAAGATCGGAATTAAGTTCATTTGAGGAGGATTCTGAATTTAAAGCTTTAGAAAAAGTATTAGTTGGTTGGGATGGATTAACAGAAGAAGATGGTACACCTATAGAGTTTTCAAAAGCAGAATTAAAAAATTTTGCAGAGGACACAGATTTTGTAGCTGGTGTATTAGATGCTTTTAAAAAATTCTATGCAAATGCACAAGTGGGAAACTAACTGATGCTGCTTTATATTGGGCTTCGGGTGGCAAACAAGTTATAGATGAAACACTTAAAGACGCTGCTGCGTTTGGTGTAGAAATCGAGGAGCAACCAGAGGAAGAAAAGGATTTTGAGGTTTTTGATGAGAATTGGGATATTGTAATGATGTTTTTACGTTGTCAGACACAATGGAACACAACCTTTGGAGGTGTAGTAGGATTGAAGTATGAGGTGTTGTTACTTGATGGAGGACTGTTTGACCTTTATCATGTAGATAACCGACAAGAAATGCTCGAAGGATTACAACTAATGGAATCTGTAGCTATGCGTGAATTTAATAAGGAGAAGAAGTAGTGGCTAAAGCTATAGATAAAATAGAATTAGTTTTAAAGTTAAAAGGTTTCTCAGAGATTAATGGTCTTGGAAAAGATTTTGAAAAATTAAAATCAACAGTAAAACTTACAGAAAAAGGTACTGATAAATTTATTAACAGCTTAAGACAAATAAGAAAAGAAACAGCACTTAGCAAAAACGCTTTTCAAGGACAAATTGATGCTTTAAAAAGAACTAAAGATAATGTAGCTATTGGTTCTGCTGAATATAAAAAATTAAGTGCTGCTATAAGAGAAACAGAAAGAGCAATGAAAAAGTTAAGTGTTGCTGGTGGCGGAAGTCGTTTTGGCAAGATGAGTGTTGGAGCGCAAGCTGCTGGAGGTGCTGCTATAGGTGCTGCTGCTTCAAGATTTTTACCTGCTGGAGCAGCTACAGGTGCGAGTGTTGGGGCGATAACTGGAGGTGTGCCTGGTGCGGTTGCAGGTGCTGCTGTAGGGGGGACTATTGATGCTGTTGCAGGTTTTGCTTCTGTTGCAGCCGAGTCAGCTACTTACGCATCAGAGATACAGAAGCTTGAAATTGCTTTAGCTGGTGTTACAAAAAATCAGGCTACCTTTGAGAAAGGTTTATCCATAATTGCAGAAACATCGAGAAGATTAAATGTACCTATAGCAGCATCGACAAAACAGTTTACAACATTATCTGCCTCTGTTTTAGGTTCTGGAGGAACTATAGAAGATGCTAGAAAAGTATTTGTTGGAGTTTCAGAAGCTATAAAAGCTACTGGTGGTAATGCTGAAGATGTGCAATCTGCGATTCGAGCTATGTCGCAGATCTTTGGTAAAGGTAAGGTATCTGCGGAAGAACTACAGGGTCAGTTAGGTGAAAGACTAGCTGGTGCTGTTGTGAAATTTGCAGAAGCAAATGGTAGTAGTTTGCAGAAACTTCAGAAAGACTTGAGAGATGGAACTGTTGGTTTAGATCAGGTTATAAAATTTGCTGAAAAATTAAATGTTGATTTTGGTGATACAGCAACAAAAGTAGCTAATTCATCTGCTGATGCAGGGCAAAGACTAAAAGTACAGATGGATAATATGAAACTTGTAGTAGGTAAAGCTGTTTTACCTATAGGGGCTGCTTTTCAAAAAACATTTGCTGATATAGCAAGAGGAATAGTTGAAAATCAAAATTTATTAGATGGTATAGCTGGATTATTTAAAGTTATAGGTGTAGCTGCATTTGGTACTTTTTCTGCAATTAAATTTTTGACTAGAGCATTAGTTGATTTATTTAAAATACAACAAGCAATTATAAGATTAGATTTTCAAGAAGTAGTAAGAATTATGCAAAAAGGCTTTAAGGATACAGCAGAAAATTTTAAAGAGGATATGCAAGCAATAAAAGAAATATTTGAGGGTATAACAGTGCCTGATACTGCAAAAAATGATGGAAGTGGAAGTGGAAGTGGAAGTGGAAGTGGAGGAGGTTTTGGTGATTTAGGTGGTGAAAAATCTCCATTAAAATCGTTTGCAGAAAGTGCATTTAAGTTTGCAGAGCAGGCAGAACAAGCCGTAGTCAATGCTTTTAAAGGTATGGAAGACGCTTTAGTAAAGTTTGTTATGACAGGTAAATTAAACTTTAGTGATTTGGCAAGATCTATTATTGCTGATTTAACAAGGATGCTTGTAAGAGCAGCAATAGTTAAACCTTTATTTAGCTTCCTATTTCCTGGTCTTGCTAATGGTGGAGTCATAAGCGGAGGCAAAATTGACCCTACATTTGGCACAGGTATACCAAGTAATCCGTCAAGTGTTTTTGGATCTGTCAATGCAAAAGGTAATGTTTTTGCTAAAAACAAAATTGTTCCATATGCCTATGGAGGAATAGTTAATAAACCAACTATATTCCCAATGGCAAATGGCATGGGACTTATGGGGGAGGCAGGCCCAGAGGCCATTATGCCTTTGAAACGAGGAAGAGGAGGAAAACTTGGAGTTGAAGCTTCTGGAGGTGTTGGTAGTATTGTTGTAAACGTAGATGCTTCTGGAACTTCTGTAGAAGGAGATCAACAACAAGGTCAAGAACTTGGTCGCCTCATTTCAGCAGCAGTCCAATCTGAAATCATACAACAACAAAGACCAGGAGGATTACTAGCATGACACTACAAGCATTTCCAACATCTCCGCAACCTAGTTTTCCTGTAAAAAAATCATCACAACCTAATACAAGAACAATAAGATTTGCGGATGGGTTTGAACAAAGAATATTTTTCGGTTTAGCAAGTAATCAAAATCCTAAAACATTTACTTTTGTCTGGAAAAATATTACAGAAACAGAATCAGACACTATTGAAACTTTCCTTGATGATCGTGCTTTAGACAACAAAGCTTTTACATATCAACCACATGGCGAGAGTTCTACAATGACTTTTGTTTGTGAAACATGGAGTAAAGATATGAATTTTCCAAACAGGGCAACTATAAATGCTACTTTTAGACAGGTATTTGAAGCATGACATCAAGTTATGAGCAGGGTTATTCTAATTCAAATCCAAACGTAAATAAAGGTTTACAGGAATCAAGTCCATCTGGAATTATTGAGCTTTTTCAAGTTGATTTAATCCCAAATATACATTATGTCCCACCAGCAACAATAGACACAACTTATTTTTTCCATGATGGAACAAGTAATAATAATTTTGGTTCAATACAGTGGACTAATGGAAATACAACAAATCCTACGGTAGTAGATTATGTTGCTATACCTGTCAAAGCTGAAGGTTTTAAGTTTGGGCGAGGGCAACTACCTAGACCAACATTAACTTTTTCTAACGCATTAACAACATTTACTAATATTCTGGGTGCTGTAAATTTAGCAGCATCAGGTTCTACTTCAACTCCAGCATCGGATATGTCAAACGCATCTCATTTATCTATATTAATTAATAATGATCTTACAGGTGCAAAAGTTACTAGAAAACGAACATTAGAAAAGTTTTTGCCAACTTCTAATTACACTACAGTTCCTAGTTACAATGCTTTTGATGCTTCTTATCCAGAATTTCCGCAAGAAATATATTTTATTGATAGAAAAAGCGAAGAAAATAGAGATATTGTTCAATTTGAATTAGCTGCTAACTTTGATTTAGTAGGTGTTAAGGCTCCAAGAAGACTTGTGACAAAAGATCAATTCCCATCAGCAGGTACTTTTAAAGGATGAAACAGTGGCAGCAAATAGCTATGAGAGACAGTAGGGTTGAAAGCCCAAAAGAAGCTTGTGGTCTTGTAGTAAATATAAAAGGAAAAGAGGTATTTTTTTATTGTCCAAACATTTCTAAAGATGAGGATAATTTTATAATAAATCCTGATAATTATGCAGCCTGTGAAGAAAAGGGTCAAATCGTAGGAATATTTCATAGTCATCCAAGAGGATCTTCTGAACCATCTGATGCAGATAGGATTAGTTGTGAAGCATCAAAACTTCCTTGGTATATTTATAGTCCTTTAGAAAATACATGGTCAGAATTAAAACCAAGTGGATATAAACCAAAACTATATGGTAGACCTTGGATTTGGGGATTAACTGATTGTTATTCTTTTGTAAGAGATTGGTATAAAGAAATTAAAAATATAAATTTGAAAGATTATGAAAGATCACTTACAGCAGATGAATTTTTGAAAAATCCTTTATTTGAAAGTTACGCATGGCGAACTGGATTTAGAGAATTAAGACATAATGAGTCATCTGAAAAGGGTGATGTTTTTCTAATGAAGTTATTACATCCTAAACCTAGTCATGTTGCTGTTTATGTTGGTCATGGAAATATTGCTCATCATTGCAATGAAAGACTAAGTTGTATTGAACCTTATGGTGAATTTTATATAAGATGTACACATAAGAGGTATCGGTATGTTAACTAAAATAAAATTATATGGTCACTTAAAGGAAGCTACAGGACATACAACTTTAGAAGCAAAAGCAAGTAATACTGCTGATGCAGTTAAGTTTTTAATAGCTAATTTTCCTAAATTAGAACATGAAATGGCAAATCAATATTATAAAGTAAGTGTAAATAATATTGATATTGATGAGACTGAACTACATGATCCTATAGGATTTGCAGATATAAAAATTATTCCAGTTATAGCTGGAAGTGGAAGGGGTCTTGGAAAAATATTATTAGGTGCAGCTTTAATTGGAGGTGCGTTTCTTTTTGGTGGATTATCTTTTGGAGGTAGTTTTAAAGCATTTGGAAAGAGTTTAGCCTCGAAGTCTTTATTTGGGGCTAAAGGAGCTTTTTATCTTGGTTCGTTTTTAGTTTTATCTGGACTTGCAGAATTATTTACACCAGAGGTAAAACCAGAAGCAGAAGATCCTTTATCGGCTAGTTTTTCCAATACTGTTAACACTACGCTTGCTACAGTTCCAATTCCTATTTTATATGGAGAATATATCGTTGGATCGGTTGTTATTAGTGCTGGTATAGAAACTGCTGAAGGTTCACCAGGTACGTCAAATTCTTCTATTGGTCAAGATAATAGAGGCAATACCGTTTCTATGGTTCTTGATGAAAATACTGGAGATCCTGTTGAGGAATATGATAGAGATAATGCAGATATTTCCTTAAGAAGATACGTCAGGATTTACAGTGTGTCATCTGTAAAGGTAAAAGTTGAGGCTGTTGTTGGTAACAATACATATCAAGGCACAGGTTTTACAAATAATGGAGATGAAATCATAACTGCTTTTAGACAAAATAATCAAAATCAATTTAATACAAGTATTGCTATAAAAAGTGGCAATACAAGATATGTCCCTGGTAATCTTAAAGAAACTATTGGAACTCATGTAAGTGGTAACAGACCTAGTACAGGTGCTAATGATGGATATTATTATGGGTTAGTAACAGGAACTGTAAGTTAATGACTGATAAAAAACATTTTATTACTGGTAATTTTGGAGGAGGTTCAAGACAACCTACTAAAGATCCTGATACTTTAAACAATACAGAGACAGGTAAAGTTATAGAAGTCTTATCTGAGGGACTCACTGAAGGTTTTGCAACACCATCAAAAAAACTTGCGACAGAACTTGCTCAAGTAAATGAAATATATGAACTCGCAGCAGATGAACGAGATCAATATATTGCTTATGCACATGAGGATATATTTTTAGATGATACTCCAATCAGAAATAAAGATGCTGGTACAAAAAATAGTGATGGAACATATCAGAAAGCAAATTTTAATGGTTTTGACAAACCTAGTGACGGCTCATTTGATGTAAGACATGGATCATTAAGACAACAGGTTTTAACTACTGATGGTACTTTGCAGTCTGAAAATATTGTTGATAATCAATCTATAAAAGTTGAGAAAGGAAATCCAATAACAAAAACAGTTACAGTCAGCCGACCTTCTTTATCATCAACTCAATCTCTTGCTCCAGAAAGAGTAAAAGTAACTCTTCGTGTAAATTCATTGCAAGAACAAACTGATAAAGGTGATCTTCTTGGAAGAGAAGTTGAATTTAAAATATTTTTTAAGTATGTAGGTGAGATAAGTGATAACGACAGGACTGAAATGAAACATGATAAATTCACTGGCAGAACAGGAGATATGTATAGACGGCAATATGTATTCCCTACAGAAAGTTTTAATAGAGATAGTTTTTTACGTTATCCATTAGAAATAACAGTAGAACGTATTACTGATAACAAACCAGCAAACAACCAATCAATACAAGATGATTTGTTTTTTGACTCTGTAACAGAAATACAAAGACCAACTACAGATTATCAAGGACAAACTTTAGATACTAATATAGAAATAAATGATGGTGATGGTAATAACCATTTAATATTAGACGGTCAATTTAGCTATCCTCACACTGCATATTCATTTTTACAGTTTGATGCGTATCAATTCCAAAGCATACCAAAAAGACAATTTCGCTATAGAGGTGTAAAGGTAAAAATCCCTGAGAGTTATTCTGGAAGTACACCTACTGTTGATATTAATAATGGAAGAATAATTTATCCAGATAATTATATATTTAATGGACAAATAACAACAAATTTATACTGGACAACAGATCCAGCTTTTATACTTTTAAATTTATTATTAAATACAAGATATGGATTTGGCAATTATGTAAAAGAAACTGAGATTGACTTATATTCTTTTTATCAAGCAAGTAAATATTGTTCACAATTAGTAACAACGCCTAGCGGTCAAGAACCTAGATTTGCCTTCAATGGTGTTATTAATCAAAGCACAGAAGCTTATGACTTAATACAACAAATCACTGGTATGATGCGTTGTTATCCCATCTGGTCAGGAGGGAAACTTACGCTTGTTCAAGATAGACCTATAAATCCAGACGATTCTGATCCATGTGCTTATCAAACTCCTGTTTATAACTTTTCTCTTGCTAATACTATTGACGGTTTTTCTTATTCTGGAGTTAGCTTAAAAACAAGACATGGAAAGATTGTAGTTGAGTATTTTAATATGAACTCAAGGCAGTTAGATAATATAGTAATAACTAATCAGCAAGTTTTTTCCAAAACTCATAATATCAAGAAGGTAAAAGCTTATGGATGCACTTCTTTTTTTCAAGCAGCAAGATACGGAAGAAATATTATTTGGACTGAAAATAATGAAACCGATGTTGTTAAGTTTGATGTTTCTATTGAAAGTGGAGTTGTTATAAGACCTGGTGCTGTTGTTGGTATTAATGACCCTGTAAGAGCAGGCATAAGGAGAGCAGGTAGAGTAAATGCTGTTACATTAGATAGCAATGGACACTTAACTTCTATAACAGTAGATGATGACGTTTCTACTGATTTACCTAATTCTGGCGATAGGAAAATTTTAGTTATTGATACTGCTGGTAAAGCTCGATCAGGAAATATCACAGGTTCTATTACAAATAAAGTAGTTAATTTATCATCCCCTCTCGCACCTAGTACAAGTGCCACTTTTCAAGCAAATACAGTTTGGTTGATTGAGAATACAGTTACATCAAAATTGTATAGGATTGTTGATTTAGAAGAACAAGATGGAATTTTGTATAAAGTTACTGGTATTCCATACAGTTGTCAGAAATATAATTTTATAGATGGTAATAATACGACAATTTCAACAGTTGATTCATTACAAAACCCAGATTTTACTCAATTTGAAAACAATAGAGTTACAAGTATTTTTGAAACTGATAAAGGTGGCCCAAGTTCTATAACAGGTGTAACTGTTTTAAGACAAAAAGATGGTCAAGTAATTTCTACAGTAATAGTTAGTTATTCTAATGTTTTAGGTGTAAAGAAATATATTGTTAAATATAAATTTAAACCAGGTTCTGTATCTAACCAAGGAACAAATATTTATGGACAACCATCAATAGTATTAAATCCACTGGCTGATTATGGTGAGTATCTTAGAGAGTTTATAACTGAAGATTTAACCTTTGAAATTGAAAATGCTTCCGTAGGTACATATCAAGTTGAGGTTTATTCAATTAATGCTAGAGGAGGCGTAACAAGAAATCCAACTATACGAGAAATACAAAACCTTGGGAAATTCGCACCTCCAGTTTCTCCTACAAGCCTTAATTTTGAATTTACACAATCAGGAGACACTAAATTAACATGGCCTCTATCTCCAGATGTTGATGTAACAAGTAATGGTCATGTAATTATTAAACATAATGATGACACCAGTGGTGCTGCTGTGTGGGGTAACTCTCGAACATTAATGATTGTTCATGGCTCACAAACCAGCGTTATATTGCCAACTGTTACAGGAGAATATTTAATTAAATATCAAGATCAAACTTTAATACAATCAGATAATGCAGCAAGCGTCATCATATCAAGTCCTGATTTAATAGATCGTGCATTAATTGGAACAATAAAAGAAAATACAGATATAAATGGAAACCAAACATTTAGTGGAGTAAGAACTGCTTTAGCTGTAAACAGTAGTGGAATGGAAATAAATCAAAGTGCGAGTAATACGTTAATTGATTCAGTTACAGCATTTATAGACACGATAAATGATTTTGACACTTTAGATGGAGATACTGGAGTTTTAGAAGCTGTGTATCAATTTAGTGCTGGTGGTAATAATGTATTAAATTTAGGAGGTAAGTTTTCTGGTGTTATTTTTGAAAGTATTGTAAGGTTTGAAGGGTTTTCTGATAGCAATCTTTTTGATAGCTATGTACCAGCAGTAATTTTGAACTCTGATGGTGCTGTTGTTGGTGGTGGTGTAGATGCTTTAACAAGATTTGATGGTGATATTTTAGAAAATGCAATTGCAGAAATACAATTAGAGACAAGCGATGATAATCTTACTTTTAGTAATCCGAACAATTTTGTTGAGACAGTTGCAACTGGTCAATATTTTAAATTTAAATTAAAACTCAAAACTACAACTGCATCAGAAAATGCAAGGATTCTTGCTGGAGATATTAGTACTAATACTTTAGGTTGTAAAGTTTTAATGAACAGAAGGACTGAAACAAGCGGTTTGTTAAATTCAACTAATGGCCCTAGTTTTAGTTTTGTTAATGATTTTTTCACAGGTGCTAATGCAACTACAGGTTTTAGTGCTGGTGATCCATCCGTAACTATTAATCCACGAAATTTAGGAACTGGCGAATACTACGAGGTGAATAATATTAGTGGTACAGGGTTTAATGTTACTTTTTACAATAGTAGTGGTCAGCCTCAAGGAGGAAAACAATTTACATATACTGCTAGTGGCTTTGGTAAAAAGGTGTAATATAATAGAAATATCTTAAAAATATAAATAGATGCCAAATTCAGATGCAATAATAGCTAATGGTACAGGTCAAACTGTGCGAACTGATATTGAATCAAACTTACAAGCTTTAAAAAGTAATAACAGTACTGGTACAGATCCTACTGGAAATAATTTGACATCTTATATGAGTTGGGCAAACACAGGTGATAATCAATTTATGATCCACAACGGTACTTCTTTTTACCCTCTTATGGACATACAAGCGACTGCTGGATATGCGGGTACACATATTGCTAGTCCTGGCACATCAGCCGTTCCTGGTTATAGATTCCTAAATAATGCTGGTACAACTGCATTGCAAACTGGTATGGGATTACCTGTTGATACTAGGCTTGGTTTTTTTATATCAGGTCTTGAAAAAACATCTATACTTAGTGATGGAAAAGTTGGTATAGGAACTACAGCACCATCAGAAATGTTACAAGTTAATGGCGGTGGTGCGATTATTACAAATAACACCAGTGAGGCTTATTTACAAATACACTCAACCGATACAAATAATAGTCACGAGGCATATCTTGATTTAGCCACAAATGCTTATTCAGATTATGCTGCTCGATTTATAAGATTTTCTGGGGGCGCAAATGCTCATTCTGAAATAGGACATAAAGGAACTGGAGATTTAAGATTACACGCTGAAACTGGAGGTCGTATTGTTTTCAAGACAGGAACTACTGCTGGTAATAATCAGCCTGAGAGATGGAAAATAACACCTGATGGTGGGTTGATGTGGAGTGATGCTACAGTAGGTGCGCCTATCAGTGGTGATATATTACCTCGTGGAATAGTAGGTAAAACAGGTAATAATGCTGGTGCAACTACAGGTAGTTTATATAATTTTTATTGGACTCCTCCAACACACAATGATCCAAATAAATTACAAGCTTGGATAGATCATAACCATGTAGGAAATGTAGACATAACGAGTTCTGATTACAGGATGAAACAAAATATTGCTTTACAAACAGAATCTGGAATAGAAAGAATAAAACAATTAAAACCATCTACATTTCAAATTAAAGATTATGGAGATGCAATAAAAGCTGAAACTGTTACTAGAGAAGGATTTATAGCACATGAAGTCCAAGAGGTTATACCAAGTGGAGCGTCAGGAACAAAGGATGGTGAATTTACACAATGTCTTAACATAGATGCAATAGTTTCAGTTTTAACAAAAGCCTTACAAGAGGCAGTTGCTAAGATAGAAACATTAGAAAGTAAAGTTGCTGCACTTGAGGGAAGTTGATGACCACTGCTGTTACTGCTGTTAAAAATTTTACTATTCAAAGAAGAGCAGATTTCCCAATGCGTCTTATATTTAAGGATAGTAATAGTACTGCCGTTGACCTTACTGGTTTTATTGTTGATGCTGAAGTATGGAATAAAGAACGCTCATTTAAATATGCTGATTTTGCTGTAACTTACACCGACAGACCTAATGGTACTGTAGATTTAAAATTAACTGATGCTGATACTGCAATTTTTTTAGTAGATGAATTGCAATATGATGTCAAATTAACAGATCCTAGTGGGGATAAAATGTATTATTTAGAAGGTACACTATTTATAAGCGAAGGTTACACAACATGAGTTCTTCTAATCCTATTACTATAGTTGAAATTGTTACCCAAGGGCCACAAGGGATTCGAGGCGTTGATGGGGCGCAAGGGCCACAGGGAGAGGGTTCTGCAACAGTTGCTATAGGTACAGTAACTACAGGCAACGCTGGAACTTCTGCAACAATTACTAATAGTGGTACTACGACAGCAGCGATTTTAAATTTCACAATACCAAAAGGTGATACTGGAAATACTGGAAGTCAAGGTATTCAAGGTATCCAAGGTATTGCTGGAACTGACGGAACTGACGGTGCTGCTGCAACTATAGCTGTAGGAACAGTGACCACTGGTGCTGCTGGGTCTTCAGCTACTGTTACCAATTCTGGGTCGTCAAGTGCTGCTACATTTGATTTTACAATTCCAAAAGGCGATCAAGGAATACAGGGAATCCAAGGTATTCAAGGAATCCAAGGTATTCAAGGGCCAGCCGGGGCAGATGGACAAGACGGAGCAGACGGAGCTATTTCTGATGGAGATAAGGGAGATATTGTCGTAAGTAATTCTGGTTCAACTTTTACTGTTGATAATAATGCTATCACAACTTCAAAGATAGCGGACGATGCAATCACCGCTTCTAAGATATCTAACGATTCTGTGACGGCTGCTAAATTAGCCGACACCTCAGTCACCGCAGGTAATTATACAAATACGAATATTACAGTTGACGCACAAGGAAGAATAACAGCAGCAGCTTCTGGATCTCCAGGAGGAGTCACCTCTATTACAGGCTCTACTCCAATAAGTTCTTCTGGTGGCTCCACACCAACTATTAGTATCTCAGCAGCTACAACATCTGCTGCTGGTTCAATGTCAGCCAGCGATAAAAGTAAATTAGATGGAATTGATAATAATGCTCGTGACGATCAAACTGCTTCTGAAATAAAAACATTACTACAATCAGATAAATTAACAGTTGATGAGATAGCAGATGATGCTATTACTGATGCTAAGTTAGCTAACTCTATCAATACAGCTATAGCAGCAAACACAGCTAAAGTTACTAACGCAACACATACAGGTGATGTTACTGGTTCGACTGCATTGACAATAGCTAATGATGCAGTAACCACAGATAAGATAGCTGATGATGCAGTTACAGCAGATAAACTAGCTAATTCAATAAATACAGAAATAGCAGCGAATACTGCAAAAGTTACTAACGCAACTCATACAGGCGATGTAACAGGTGCAACAACTTTAACTATTGCTGATGATGCTGTAACTTATGCAAAGATACAAAATGTATCAGCTACAGACAGGATTTTAGGAAGAGACTCGGCTGGTGCAGGTGTAATAGAAGAAATCACTCCAGCAAATTTACGCACCATGATAAATGTAGAAGATGGTGCTACCGCAGATCAAACAAAATCAGATATAGATGCTCTTGGTATTGCAGCTTCTACGGCAACAACATTAGCCAATGCAAGAACTATAGCTGGTGCATCTTTTGATGGTTCTGCAAATATTGATATTTCATATACAGATTTAACTAATAAGTTATCTGTTGGCGATGGAGGACTTACTCAAAATAATTTTACAGATGCCTTAAAAACAAAACTTGATGGAGCTAATGATGCGTCTAATCTTGATACAGGTACTATTTCAGCTTCTTTAGTACCTACATTAAACCAAAATACAACAGGATCAGCAGCAACACTAACTACATCAAGGGCAATTGCTGGAGTACAGTTTGATGGATCTGCTGATATTTCTTTAAATAACAACGCAATAACCAATGGTGCTGGATATATCACTGCGACTGATAGTTCTATAACAAGCAAACTTCCTTTAGCTGGTGGAACTATAAGTGGTAATTTGACTGTTAGCGGAGATTTAGCTGTAAATGGAACGACTACTACAATAGATACAACTACTTTGACAGTAGAAGATAAAAATATTGAGATTGGTAAGGTATCAACACCTACTGATACAACTGCTGATGGAGGTGGTTTAACTTTAAAGGGATCAACTGATAAAACTTTTCAATGGGCAGATGCAACAGATAGTTGGACAAGTTCAGAAAATATAGATCTTGCATCAGGTAAGGTTATAAAAGCTGCTGGCACACAAATATTATCAGCGACTAATTACACTGGTACAGCAGCAATAGCAACAAACATAACTGTTAGTGATGAATCTTCTGACACAAGTTGCAATGTACTTTTCACAACAGATGCAACAGGTAACTTAGCCCCTAAATCAGGAACAAACTTAACTTTTAATTCTTCTACAGGAGTGTTAACTGCAACAGGTTTTTCTGGAGCTTTAACTGGTAACGCCACTGGACTATCAGGTACTCCAGCAATAACAGTTGGTGTAGTTACAGCAGCTAGTCTTGATATTTCGGGTGATGTTGATGTTGATGGTACGTTAGAAGCAGATGCAATCACAGTTGATGGAACTGCTTTGGCAGCTTCAGCAACGACAGATACTACAAACGCAAGTAATATCTCTAGCGGTACATTAGCAGCAGCTAGGGTAGCAACTTTAAACCAAGACACTACAGGATCAGCAGCAACATTAACAACAGCAAGAAATATAGCTGGAGTTGCTTTTGACGGTTCAGCAGACATTTCTCTTAATAATAATGCGATTACTAATGGTGCTGGATATATAGATGGTTCAGCTTTAAATGCAGCTAATTTAAGTTCTGGAACAATACCAGATGCTAGATTCCCTGCTACATTACCAGCAGTATCAGGTGCAAACTTAACCAATTTACCAGGCGGTACTGTTGGCCCTGGCAATGAAAAATTATTTGTGGAGGCAGAAAACCAAATGGATGCTAGTTTTTCAACACAACAGAACTTTAATTATGTAGCAGCTAGTCCAATGATTATTGCCTCTGGTGCTACTCTCACGGTGAGTGCAAACTCTACTATGACGTTTGTTTAACTTCTTTCTTATCTAAAAATCATGTCAAAAGTTATTGTTGATGAAATCCAAACTGATACTACAAATGGGAATGTAAGAGTTATTCCTAACGGTACTGGTGCTTTAGAGGTGAAGGGTGCAGGTGGTGATGATGCAATTCTTCAATTAAATTGTTCTGCACAAAGTCATGGTGTAAAGTTAAAATCCCCTGCTCATAGTGCTGGTCAGTCTTATACAATGATCTTGCCAGATAACCAAATTGCAGCAGACAAATTTCTAAAAGTTAAAAGTATTACAGGCTCTGGAGCTACAGCAGTAGGACAGTTGGAATATGCAGATGTAGATACTGGAATAACTGTACAAGAAGAGGGTAGTGCATTGTCTACGGCTGCAACTGTTTTAAATTTTGTAGGAAGTAACGTAACTGCATCTGGTACTGGAGCAACTAAGACAATCACTATTAATACTGGTGATGCCACAAAAATGCCTCTTGCTGGCGGTACATTTACAGGTTCTGTAAATTTTAGTAGTGGACTTAATCTTTCTAAATTATTAGTAGAAGAAGTAAATATAACTGCTGGAAAGTTAAGTGATAATACAGATATCGACCTAGAAAATGGTATGGTACATCTTTTCACTACAGCAGAAACAACTACATCTACACCTAATATTAGATTTAGTAGTTCTACTTCTCTTGACTCTAGTATGAGTGTTGGAGAAGCTATATCAGTAACTATCATCACAACTGCTGCTGCTGCTGCTTATTCTGCACAGTTAACTATTGATGGTGCTGCGGTTACAGAAAATTGGGTAGGTGGTTCTGCACCTTCTGATGGTGGTTCAAGTGGTGTTGATATTTACGCATATACAATTATTAAGACAGCATCAGCTACATTTACTGTTATTGGAAACCAAAGTAAAACATCATAATTAATGAAGCAAGACTATTGGACATACAACAAACCTTTATCAATGGCAGGTCTTGGTGGTGGTGCTACCTCACTTCAAAATGCTGGTGGTTTGCTTTTTAGTTATGATGACGCTGCCTATGATAATTTCTTTAGCAAAGGTAAAGCACCCATAAATATTTCAAATACAAGTAGCGATTTTACTTACGGAACTTCAAGTGACGTAGTTAGCGGTATTAATCCTTTTTATGATACAAGTGAACGAAAGATATGGAGTGAATATAACTCTGCTGGTTATAATGGATGGTCTAACAGTTCATTTAATTACGGTGGAGGTGGTTTAGGCGCACCTGCTAATTATTATAAATTTAGTAGTAGTTTTACTGCTTTAGCAGGTCAAAGCTCTGCAAGTTCAGATGGTTTAGGTGCTGGTGCAAGAGGTCTTACTATTGCTTTTTTACAGGATGATACTCCTGTTATAGTTATATCAGAAGGTTTTACATTCTATTTCTTTAATTATCCAGCAGGTACATATATAGGCTATATAGGTATTACATATTACCAGACTAATACACCTGGAGGTTATAACGAGAATAATATAGCTTTTGATGGTACTTATTTAATATATCACGATAATTTTAAATTTTATTATTATGATATGCCAGCTAATACATCCAGTATTAACGGCGGTACTATAAACAGGACTTTAATGTATTCAGCATATAATGTTTCTAGCAATACCACCACTCAGCATGGTCTTGTTAGTGGTGGTGGTAATATTTTGTATGTTGGTACTACTCAAGGAGCAACAAAGTTTACATTGAGTGCAGCAAACGGTCTTTATGGTACAGCTACTGAATCAACATTATATACTCATCAAGGGTCTGGTAGTAACATGACTTTAAGTATGGATTATAAAAATAGAAAATTAGTAATGAGAAATAGTGGTCGTGATTTTACGGTTTTTGGAGAATAGATTTATGAATAGGACAAAATTTAAAATTAACGGTAAAATAAATTTAAAGTTGTAAGTATTATGTCCACAATAAAAGTCGAAGAAATACAACATCCTTCTAACTCTAATAATGCAGTTTCTATTGCATCAGATTCTAGCGTTAGCTTAAAACATAGCGGTTCTGCAAAACTGGCAACTACATCAACTGGTGTAAGCGTTACAGGGACTTGCACAGCTACAGAGTTCTCAGGATCAGCAGCAAGCCTTACATCTTTACCAGCAGCTAACTTAACTGGCACATTACCAGCTTTAAGTGCAGCAAATTTAACCTCTATTCCAGCAGCAAATATTACAGGAACTTTGCCAGCGATTGATGGTTCTAATTTAACTGGTATTTCAAGCGGTGTAACTGTACAAGAAGAAGGCAGTTCATTATCTACTGCTGGAACTACTTTGAATTTTGTTGGTGCTGGTGTCACTGCATCTGGTACTGGAGCATCTAAAACAATTACTGTACCTGGTGGCGGCGGTTCATTTGAATATGTAGATAAATTAGAAACTTCTACTACAGTTAGTTCTTTAAATAAATCAGGTCTGGAATATGACAAACTTTACAGAATATGGATTCCAGAAATTACATTCAATTCTGCACAACATCTTGATATAGCACCAATGGTTGATAATAATACCTCACCTGCTAATGCTAATGATTGTAATTATGTTAATCATACAGGACTTACAAATAGATCGAGTTCTAGCAGTTCAAGTAGCCAAAGTTGGTGGCGAGTTAATTTGGCAGGTTGGCAAAGCGGTGCTTTTGGGGCTTATTTTGATGTTTATACATCTGAAAAATGCTATATAATCGGTAATTATCTAAGTTATGGAACAGGTGTTGTTCAGTATGCACATGGGTCTATATATGGTGTTAAAGGTTTACAAAATAATACTGGAAATGATTCTAATCAAACTGGTACATACGCAAAAACTAATGGATTTAGAATATACAATGCTAATGGCTGGAGTATTACTAGTGCTAGAATTTTGATATACAAATACAAGGAAAGCTAATGAATAAAATAGTAAATGGGGTAGTAGTTCCTTTAACTACTGAAGAAATTGCAGAAGTAGAAGCTGCTCAAGCTGCTGCACCTAGCGAAATTGATTATAAATGGGAACAAGTCCGAACTAAAAGAAATTCTTTACTTGCAGAGTGTGATTGGAGAGCTTTTAGTGATGTTACTTTATCTAACGAATGGAAAACATATCGTCAGGCATTAAGGGATGTACCTTCACAATCCGATCCAGATAATATTACATGGCCGACAAAACCAAGTTAAGAGGGTAAAATATAAGTAATGTACATTTAAGTATTATGTCAAGAATAAAAGTAGATGATATACGATCTAGGCAAAATAATTCCCATGACGGAATATCACTTGCATCAGATTCTAGTGTTGCACTAAAGCACTCAGGAAACCAAAAATTAATCACAAGCTCAACTGGAATAACTATTACTGGAGCCTGTGCAGCAACATCATTCACAGGTGATGGATCAACTCTTTCGGGTATAGACTCTAAAGTTGGTGGAGGAAGTGAAAAGATTTTTCAAGAAACACCGCAGACGGTGAATAGTAATTTCACGACAACGGCTGGTAAAAATTATTTGGCTGTGCTACCGTTAACAATAAATGCCACCTTATCGGTGACTGCTGGTTCTAGTATGTCTTTTGTCTAAATACTTTAAATTATGACTAAATTAAAAGTTGACGAAATTGAAGCAATAAGTACTAATCAAAATGTACAAGTTAAAACTGGTGGTGAGAATGGAGCGTTAGAAATACAAAGTGCAACAAATGATGGTACATTGCAGCTTAACTGTTCGGCGCAAAGTCATGGCGTAAAATTAAAAGCTCCTTCTAATGCTGCAAGTCAAAATTATACAATGGTTTTACCAGATAATCAGATAGCAGCAAGTAAGTTTTTAAAGGTTAAAAGTATAACTGGTGGTGGATCAACTGCTGTAGGACAGTTGGAGTATGCAGACGCTCCAAGTTCGTCTTTACCTAATTTAGATGCTGCGAACTTTACGTCAGGTACTGTCCCTAGTGCTAGGATGCCTTCTTTTACTGGTGCAGGGTTGGGGTTGAAATTAATAAGCAAAACAGTAATAGCGTATGATAATTCAATTAGTAATGTTGACCTAAATCTTGATAGCAATAGTGCGTATCATTTAATAGGAAAAAATATTATGTATGCTAACGGTAGTGGAGTACAAGTCTCATATCCAAGAATAAGATTTGCAAATTCTTCTGGTTCGTTTATGAATACTTACCATACTGTTTTTAGAGGTGGTGGTGGTTTCACAACCAGTGATGTTGGCAATTATTATAATACTTCAAATATTGATCTTCAAGCAGATAGCACAAATAAGAAAAAACACTACAATTTTACGGCTGAAATAATTACTGGTGATGGTGGTAATTATGGTGGTAACTCAAATCGTAGATCAAATTCTTGGATGTATTTAAGAGGATTTTTTACTGCCGAAGCCTACAGCAAAACTGAGGTCTTGGCTCATTATGATGATGCTTCTATAATAGATATGGTAAGAATTTCTAGCGCAGATGGTTATCCATTTCGTGCCAACACTGAATTTTTACTTTACAAATTTGCGGAGAGCTAATGTCAACAATAAACGTCAATGAAATTGAAGCTGCATCTACAAATGGTAATTTAAAAATTACTCCTAATGGAAGTGGAGTTTTAGAAGTTACTGGCGATAGTCCTGGCACTCTTAAATTAAATGATACTAGCGGAAATGGTGTAAAAATTAAAGCTCCACCTGCTTCTGCTGGACAGTCTTATACACTAACTTTACCAACAACTAATCCTGTACAAGATCAGTTTTTGCGTGTAGATAGCATTACAGGTAGCGGTTCTACAGCAATAGGACAATTAGGTTATGGAGCAATAAATCCACCAAGCACATCGTCATTGGATGCTAGTACTGTAACTAGCGGTACTATGCCATCCGCTAGATATGGTCTTGGCTCCGTAGGGGCAGGATTGGCCTTAGTACAAAATTCAACCCTTGCATCTAATGTTGCGTATATAGATTTTACAAATCTTGACGCTAATAGTTTGTATAAACTTATTTGTAAAAAAGGTGAAACTCAAGCGAATAATGGATATGTAGATTTACAATTTTTAAATATTTCTGGTGTACCTGAGACAGGCGTTATTACTTACACAAATTTTTATGACTCTCAAGATTATATGGCTGCTACTCTTAATACAGATTATGTTCGATTATTTGAAGGTCAACAATTTACCTATTTTGGATTTGAAGTAGTATTTAATACAGGCGATACAGGAGCTACAGACCACCCCAAACAACCTTGGTTACAAGGTAGGCTTACTAATAGAACTACTTCAGATGCTAAATGTGAAATTTATGCTTCTTTTACTGGTCAAGTTACAAATAAAAGGATTTTTGGTATGCGTATTAAAGAGGGTAACGGAAATAACTATATGTCTGGTAGCGTATTTATGCTATATAAATATAACGAGGTGTAAATGTCAAAAATACAAGTCGATGCTTTAAAAGGTATTCAAAATGTAAAACTAGCTCCTAATGGTAATGGAGTTGTTGAAGTAAAAGGTGCTGGAGGTGCAGATGGCACATTAGCACTTACTACTGATGCTAATAATCAAGTAAAAATAAAATCACCTCCTCATAGTGCTAATCAATCTTATACGATGGTTTTGCCTGATAATAATATTGCTCAAGACACTTTTTTAAAATTTAAAAGTGTAAGTGGTACAACAGGTCAATTAGAGTATGCAACTGTTGCTGAACCAGATGTATCATCTTTAAATGCTAGTAACTTAACATCAGGTACAGTTCCATCTGCTAGATTTCCTTCAAGTTTTACAGCAAGTCAAGCTGGATTTTCATTTGAGTCAAAATTAACTGTACCCTCACCAGTTACTACAATAGATCATACAATTTCTGAAGGTGTTTATTGGATTATTGGTAAGAATCTTAATGGAGATTTTTATAATATTTCTCCAGAAATAAGGTTACTTGATGCTAACAGTAGTCAAATGTATCAAAGAACTACACAATTTAGAGGAAGTAGTGATACTCCACAACAAGATAATAGTTATGGTCTTTATATGTACACAGGTTTAAGTAGTCCAAAGATGCTTCTTTTTGAGGCATATTTTTCAAATATAGCTAGACCTTGGATGTGGGTAAGGGCTTTTTCGCCAGGTCAAAATAGTAATTTTGAAAGTTTTATGTATAGCACTACTAGCAATGTAAGTACTACTTTCAGATTTTATGCTGGTGGTGTAAGTTTTTTTCCAAAAACTGAAGTTTTGTTTTACAAATTTAGAGAATAAGTTACAATAAAAAAATAATGTAATTTTAAAAATAATGAACAAAATGGTAAATGGCGTAGTTATCGCCATGACAGATGCAGAAATTGCAGAATTTAACGCAAACCTTCCAACAGAAGCGGAAAAACTTGCTCAAAAATGGTCTTTTGTTAGATCAGAACGAAATAGTAAGTTAAGACTTACTGATTGGAGAGCTAGTAGTGATTTAACACTATCCGATGCTTGGAAAACTTATCGCCAAGCCTTAAGAGACATTACTACACAGTCAGACCCTGATAATATTACTTGGCCTACAGAACCTAGCTAAGATTATTAGCTGCTGTTACACTATAAGAAACACATTATTAACTTATGGCTCGTAAAACAACAGAAGAGTTGCAAGAAGAACTTAAGACGTTACAGAAAAATTACGAAGAGGCTGTTCAAGTCCAGAAAAATATACAGGATAGAGCAGTTGCTATTAATGCGATTTTAACTGACAGGGCAGAGGCAGAAACCGAAAAAAAGTCTATTGCGAAATAATAGAAAAAGAGTGTAAATTTTGTGGCAAAATGTTTGCTACAACAGAACAAAGAAGAAAGTATTGCTCAAATGCTTGTAAAACAAGGTTTTATCGTAGAAAAAAAGCTACTTAGTTTCAGTTGATACTTGTTTTGTTACGATTCCAAGCGTAACATAGAGGGGAGCCAATGCCAAAATACCTGTCAAAGTTATAATAGTAACAGGTACTAAAGCTTTTAAAAACGCCTCTTTAAACATGAGAAAGATTTTAGACATTATTACTATCGTAACTGGGATTCTTATGTTAGGAATCTTAGGCGGTGGATTCTTTACATTTAAGTACGTCACCAGCGAACAGTTCAAGGCAAAAATACTTAATGAAATCATGGGAAATGTTTCAAATCTCATGCCGAAGGTTCTAGATAAAGGTCTACCTGATGTAACAGGGCCATCTATTCCTACTAAATCTCTCCCTAAATTTTAAGCTTATATGAATAGCAATATTATTAAAGGAATATCAGTAGGACTCGGAACTGTATTTGTTGCCTCCAACTTTTATACAATTACTCTTTTAAGTAAAAAATCAAATCTGCCAATGTTTGATTTACCTGTAAGCAAGTATTCTACTTATGAAATTGAAGCTGATAAAGATAGTTATAAAATAAGACATAGGATGCACGACCCAAGAATTATTGCTTCTATTGAAAGCATCAAAAAGCCAGCAGGGTTTTTAGGTGCAAGCAAGTCATACGTCACAAAAGAAAGTCAGAGGATAGCTGGTGAAAAGGATATTACTATTGTCAATAATGGTGAGCTTACAGCAAAACAAATAGCTTGTATTCAAGAACGTGCTAAAGGTGAATCTACTGGTGAACTTATTGGAACGTCAGTAGCTACTGGTACAGGTTTATCTAGTTCATTAGCTAACGTGCCATTAGTGGGTTGGTTCTTATCTGGTTTTGCAACAAATCAAGCTAGAAGAGAAGGCGGTAAGATAGGGGGTAATATGGCTTCTGACTTCAACGACTGTTAATGCCTAAAATAAAAAATATTGAAATTAAGGAAATAAATATTCCTAAAATACGAAGCTACGACATTTTTACACCAAAAGTAAAAAAAGTACCAAAGCTAGTTATTGAGTATCCAGCCTGTATAAAAGTTCATAGAAATAATTTATTTACTCAAATAGATATTGATGAAAACGGCACAATTATTGAGTGCGGTACAGAAATGCCTAGCTATGAGCCACTTGAATATACTCCTATGTATTTTAGTGGAACACAATCTACTTTAACTAATAGGGCAGAACAAGAACCAGAAATAAAATCGCAAGAACCAAAGGTTGCAAGAAAAAAAGAAGAAGAAGAATTTTATATAC